CTGTGTCAGCGTTAGCTAGTGTTTCGAAGTCAAAGTCTGTTGACAATGAACGAACTTCAGCAGTGTAAGTAGCTGTTGAGAGGCTCATACCGATTCTTTGTGAACGTGTACGAGGCGCACGAGCAGTTACTTCATTGCGAAAGAAGTTCTCGCGGTCGTAGATGTAGTACTTGTTAGTCTTCTTGTCTACAGCTACGTTTGGGAAAACCTTATCAGCGATAAAGTTATTTTGGTCTTGTAGGTACGCTACCGTTAAGTTTGTAAGCGGCTGATCTATATGTACCTGAGATGCGGTTAACATAGGCATTGTTGTTATTCCTTCTTATCTACAGGTTACGCAGCAGCGTTACCACCTTGGATTAATTCGATTGCGATAACTTGACCGTCAACCCCTGCCTCCAAAGCGTAACCCATTACAATATTTCCTGTGGAAGCAGTTACAGCGTCCCCAGAGGCGTCAGTAGCTACAGATGCTCCTGCTGCAATGGTTCCACCTGCAGTAACTACAGTTTTACCACCTACAACAACAGTTGCTTCACTACCAGATGCAGGGTCATTTATAACTACACCCATGCAGTTTTCACCTGCGGAGTCAGCTAGGTCAACTTGACCATCTGATTCCAATGTTACGAATTTAAATTGAGAAGAAGATAGGTCCTCTCCTGCAATGAATGTACGTGTATCACGAGATTCTTGTACAGCCATAATTACTCATCCTTTTCATAAGTTTTAGCAATAAGGGCTTTACCCTCTGCTGTTTTAGAGATGGCATCAAAAGCAGTGTATTTGTTGACACCATGCTCTGCAGCATGAGCCTCTACCATCTTATCCAATTTAGTTTGTGGGTCTAGCATATCAGCATCAACTGATTTCTCACCAACCTCATCCATAGCAGCAGCAAAAGCAGCATCAGCTCCTTTAAGTGCTTCTAGGACTTTTTCGTCACCCTTAACAACGTCAAGTAGTTGCATAGCAACTTCAACGTCAAAGTGAGGCAATTCAGCTTCAGCAGATTTACGTAGCTCAGACTGACGCTTTTCTACTGCAGCTTCTTCAAGAGCTTTCAAGACAGGAGCAGGGATATCTGATTTAACAACCATCTCTCCACTTACTTCGATTGTCTCTACTTCTTCTTTCTTTGCTATTTCATCAGCTTTAATTACAAAGCCATTTTCAATAAGAGCCTTACGAAGTTTTTCGTTGTCAGCTTTTAGTGCTTCGACTTCAACCTCTAGGCTCAGATCTACTTCTTCTTCATCGGACTTTTTCATGTCCATGTTATAGGCTTTCATAGCCTCTTGCTCAGACATACCTTTATCCATGTATGGCTTGAGCTTTGCTTTCATGTCATCAGACATCTTTTCGACTGTTTCTGTCATGTTATCCTCTTCGGAATTGTCACGCTTGTACAGAGCAACCTTGGCAGATGCATTAGCAGGGCGATCCACCAAAGATAATTCGTCAAGCTCTAATTGCTTAAGAAGGTTCATCTATCTTCTCCTTAATCGCACGACCGCCAATGCTGAAGGCCGCAAGTTCACCAGATTTGACCATCTTCCAGACTTCTTCATCATAGACTTTATAAGCTACGACCCATCCTTCTCGGTCACTCTGAATGCCAAGGCTGTCCCCAATCTCTTTGGTGATTGGTAGGGAATGAATAACCATTCCTGTCTGTTCGCCTGTGTGCATTGTTTTACCAACACGTACATTTTCCATGAAGTCATTCACGGCTTTAACTAACGTGTCTGGTTCGATTACGTCACCCTGACGGTCAACTACTCGTTCACCTTTCTCAGTAATGACGGAAGCCCATCCGTAGACTATACGCTGTTCATCGTCAGTCTTTAGGATTTGGCCTTCGATATCCTTTGTTAAATCACTCACTGATCTACCCTTCTCCCACATACGGCAAGACCAATAACGAGCAGAGGTCTTATCTGATGCGGTATCGCAAGAATGTCTGCTGCGGAAATTAGCTCTAGCCTTTGGGTCATCTCGACGGATTTCCATATTAGGATCACCAAAAGTAACTTTCTTGGTTTTGTCTCCGTCCTTTACGTAAACTCCAAACTTCTTGCTTGATCCTGCAGGAAGTCTGAAGGGTTTATTTAGGGGCTTATCTGCTTTATCAATCTGGTCCTGTGTTGGTAGATCGCCTCCATCCCATACTTGTGACTTCCTTGTACTAAGAGGATGTTTAGAAGGTAGGAGATCAGTATCATGCTTACCACTACGGAAGCGACCTGTACGGATGGTACGTAGGAAATTGTTGACACGAGCCATTGCCCACTGTTCGGGAGATGAGACGTTAGGACGAACCGATCCAGGATTTGTCTTATATGCGCCTACACCTCTGTTATAAACCTGACGTAGCATAGAGGTAGTTACCTTACCCTTGCTACCATGTTTAGCATTATGTTCTTTTACCTTAGAAGCTAAGGTACTAGTCTCTACTTTAGTTACCTGTTCAATAACTGCAGAAAGGATACGAGCTAATAAGTCTGATTCTTCTTTCTGCTCTTCTTGCGGAATCTCTTTAATACCTGCAAGATCTTTGTGATAGTTGAGATATTCTTCATGCGTTTTTGCAGGCATGTAATAAACATTAGCACCAACTTCATGAGTATGAATGTCACCGTCAAAACCTAACATAAAAGATCTACTACGAGCTTCCGCAGGGCTAGTAAAAATATCGTTGTCCATTTGTCGCTTCTTAGTAGAAGCCCATTTATCTGAATTTGACATTATAATACCTTGGCTATGTAACCTTTGAAAATACCAAACGCTACAACATTGTTTGTCTCTGTCTCACATCGAACACGAATATCAGCGTTCTTTGGAACAATGATAGGTGGATCTAGAGAAATATCGGATGCTCCACCTGTAGAAGAAGCTGTAAAGCAACCTGCCTGTCGGAACACTTTACCTGACTCTCGTATTTCTACATAAAAGTCTACAGCACCTGCTTGCTTAACGCTTACTGCCCCATAGAAACCAGTTACGATAAAGTAGTCATTCTTACTAAAGGTTGTTGCAGCTTTGAATGACTGTTGAAATCCTGCAGGTATATCAATGTGTATCTTTGTTGCGTCTGTAGGAACACCACTAGAGATGGCTGCATTTTCATAGACTACAACACGACCTACAAGTTCTGTACTATCACTGTTGTATATACGAGATACACGAGCTAAGTCTGTTGTTAATCCTACTGCATTCTGACCATCTAGAGTGGCTGTCTGAACAACAAAGGTAAACTCTCCATTGTCTACGGTATGACCTTCAATCGTTATCTGTTGTGTGTCAGACGCAGAAGAAGATGAGATAAATGCAATGTCATTATCTGTAACGTAGACTTCATTACCACCAACCGTCCAGACTGTCTCTAATGCGGTTGTACCTAACTCTGCAGATCTACCAAACTTAACCAGAGACTTAGCTTTGCGGTCAATAGAAACTTTATCACCGTAAGTCTGCTGTATTTCACGCTCACCTTGAACAAGTCTTGCATCAGGTACTTCGTATGCTCTGCGTGTCCAACCACCAATCATTTGTTCTATTTCCTGTGTTTCTTGGGCAAGTGTAGGGTCGGTAGTTGCTTCTACGTCTGGGAAGAGAGTGACGATTGAGCTAGGTGTTAATTCGTGATCTTGTGTAAGATTTGCAGCTTCTAAGTTTGGAGTACCTGTTATGAAAGATACAGGACTTAAACTTTGTGTAAACGATACACTTGTTGTTCCTACTTCTGGATCACCAGATACGAAACTCGTAGTGTTAAAGCTATGGTCTTGAGTTAAGGTGGCTGTCTGGGGGGTTGGAGTGCCACTCGTAAAACTCGTTACATTGAAGCTGTGATCTTGTGTAAGATCAACATCAGCAATCGAAGGACTTCCACTCTCTAATGCTACAGTGGAAAATGTCTCATCTTCTGCCATTGTCAGATCAGAGACTACAGAGTTTCCTGTAGTAATATCTGATGCTGTTAGATCATGGTCTTGAGTTAATGTGGACTGATTAACTTCTGGCGTACTTGCTGCTAAAGCTGTAGCCGTTAGACTATGATCTTGGCTTACTGTGCTTTGGTTAACCTCAGGAGTTCCTGATGTAAACGCAGTAGCTGTAAGACTGTGATCCTGCGTGAGGTCTGTCTGATTGACCTCTGATGCCCCAGTGGAAAATGACGTAGCCGTTAAGCTGTGGTCTTCAGTAAGTGTTGCGTTAGCTACTGAGGGCGGCTGCGTGACAAGATTACTTGCCGTTAGCTCTATGTTGACTAAACCGCCCCCATCATCGCCTAGAGGATTAGAGGCTAATGGGGAAAAGCCTGTCATTTATATATCCTTAAGCGTCCACTAATATCTCTTTTATTGCATAACTTGTTGAGTTGGCTGATGTTGGTGTAACACGTAGGTTCATGTAACTTCCAGATTCAACTACCTCAAACGTACCTAGAGAATCATGCGTGTAAACCTGTGCGTATTCTGTAGCATGTGCATTCGTACCATCATTTAAGAGTAATAGTTCAGATACTTGCGCTTTCTCAACCTCTGGCTCTGCTACATAAAAATCAAAGTTACCGATTGTAGCACCATAACGAGCTTCGTAGAAACTTACATTGCTAGATGTTAAAGTAATCTCAGGGCTTCTTAACCAGAACCTGTCATTTAGTGATGTAGGACTAGAGGTTTCTGTGTAAAGATAGAAGCTAGTGCTATCACCACCAGTGGTTAAACCTGTTAGGCTTGAGCTTGTACCACCAGAGTCTCTGTTCCATCTTTCTCCAGTTGTACCTGTTGCAAGGCTAGACCAAACTACATCGTTGTAGTTAGAATAACTTCCAGAAGTACTTGTTTGCCACCCTGTTAAGTCTGAAGTAGTCTCAAAAGTATAGGTAGAACCGTTTACATTTATTTCATCTAACTGAAGGTCTGCACGAAAAACTGTACCACTAGAGGCAACTTGGTGCTTAAATACTAAACGTATTGTTTGACCTACATAGGCGCTTAAGTCTACGGTTCGTTGTGTCCAAACAGCATTATTACCATATACGTTGAATAGGCTAGATCCTAGACCACCATCAGTCCGTTTTGCCCTAATTAACAACTTTGCAGCATCGTAAGTGGGCATATAGTAGCTTTTTAGCGTGGTAATAGCAGTTGTAGCGGTAGTATGTGTAGATTCACCTAATAGACCTCCAGTTGACCATGTAGCAACGCCTGTTGCATTTGAAGTTAGGAATTGCCCTGATGCACCTCCTGATGTAGGTAAGTACCAACTGTTGTTTATCCTAAGACCTGAGCTGTTGGCTTCTATTCTCTCTGTGCCACCAGTTACAACTCGCCATTGGTCTGATGCGTGAAACTGAGTGTAGGTATTGGTATCACCTACAGAATAAATAGCACTGTCTACATACAAGTTAGTAAATGACGGAGAGCTAGTGGTTGTTAACGCTTGGTTGATATTTTTGACTGCAGTTGCGTCTGTAAAATCACTTGCAGGTATAATATCATCAGCAATAGCGGTAACGAATACAATAGCTGATCCACTGAGATTTAGAAGAGATCCTGTAGAACTTTCTACTAACGTCCTAGATAAGGTTGTTCCACTAGACGTATAAGTTCCTGTACCAATCTCAAAAGCATCTCCATCCTCTATAACATAACTAACTGTGTTACCATTTATTATTCCACCATCAGCAAAAGTCTGAAAGCCAGTTTCGGCTGCACCTAATGTTACAGTCCCAGTACCAGTTGTCGATGTCGCAACCTTGACTCTGTTGGCTAGAGTGACCATAACTTACCTTATGCAGGATCAGGAATACCGATTGTGAATGAAGCTAAAGAGAATGTGTTACCTGATGTTACGCTCTGAGAGGCGCTGAGAGAGCCTGTGGCAAGCAAACGAGAGTTTGAGGTGTCAACTATAGAAAAATGCGTTGCAGTGCCAGAGCCGCTTACAGAGCCGTCTGAGATAGCACTTACAACTACCTCTCTTCCTCCACCACTACGGTCAGAGGGAGCAGCTATAGCAAGTGACGTAGAATTACCTAAAGTGTAGGTACTTGTCGCTTCTGCGTAGGTTGTTGCCTCTTGTGAGGTAATGTCTATACGATTTGCCTCAGTATCTAGTACTGTAAGCCCATTGTCGAATACTCTGTCTGCTAAACTAGCCATTTTCCGCTACTTTCTTTGGTGGAAGCTCTGCGTTAGCCAACAGAGCGTTAACTATGTCTTCTTGGTCGCTTAAATCTATGTTTGCACCATTTAGGTTACGTA